AGATGAAGGAACAGGTAATTTATACCTAACTACTAACGGCTCAACCATGAACCTTCAAGCAGGTTCTGACAACATGGTTAAAATTTATAAAGATGCCCAAGTAGAAATTTTCCATGACGCATCTGTTAAACTATCCACCACCTCCACAGGCATAGACGTTACTGGCACAGCCACGATGGATGGGCTTACTGTAGATACAGCAGCTCCCTTTATGTCGTTTAAGGAGTCTGGCGCAACTAAATTGTTTATTGGCGAGAGTTCTGCTGTAGGAGGAGGCGCAGGGTACTATGACTTTTATGCTGTTACGGGATTAGGACAAAGGTTTTTTACCAACAGTGTAGAACGCCTCCGCATAGACTCATCAGGCAACGTGGGAATCGGGACTTCCAGCTCTACTGTTTGGAATGGGGCTTCTGGCACAAAACTTCTTGTAGGAGGGGCTTCAAATACCATTACAAGCCTTCAAAGCTCTTCAACAGCCATTAATCAAGGTGGTATTTTTGAAGCATACGCAACGGCACAAACTTCTGGAACTAATGCCATTGGGTCTATAAATTTCCTGCGTGAAAACACATCTGTTTCAGCTATCAGTGGTTTCGCAGCGTTTTATACAAGTAGTAGTGGAGCAGTCGCAGAACGCATGCGCATAGACTCATCAGGCCGTGTGGGTATTGGGACTAGCAGCCCAGCAAAACTGCTTCATCTGTCAGAATCAGCAGATGGCAGTAAACTTAGGATAACTAGAGCAGGGGTTTCAGAGTGGGACTTTTCTATTGGGAATACATCTACATTCACAGGTGTAGGTTCAGGTGCTTTAGAAATTATCGCACTAAATGGCGGAACTGCCGAAGAGTTAGCAATAGGTAGAACAGGTGTAGGCACTCCTTATGTTCATGTAACAAGTAGTGGCGTGACCTTTTCAGGTGCTATTTCTAAAGGTTCTGGGTCATTCAAAATTGACCATCCACTGCCCGAAAAGACTGAGACACATCACCTTGTTCACTCGTTTGTGGAATCACCACAGGCAGATAATATCTACAGAGGCAAGGTAAATCTTGTAGACGGTTTGGCAACAGTAAACATTGATGACGCTGCGGGAATGACAGAAGGCACTTACGTTTTACTTAATACCAACACGCAATGCTTTACCAGTAATGAGTCTGGCTGGACTGCCGTCAAAGGCTCTGTCTCAGGCAACATTCTAACCATCACTGCTCAAGAGTCTTGCTCAGACACAATCTCATGGATGGTAGTCGGTGAACGACATGACCAACACATGCTTGATACAGAATGGACTGACGAAAACGGCAAAGTAATTGTCGAACCATTAAAACAACTAGAGGAATAACTAATGGCAGTAACTTGGACAATCTCAACCCTAGAACGCAACACATCAGATGACGGTGTAGTTGTAGCACACTGGCGAGCATCAGACGTAGATGGCGACCACTCAGGCAGTAGCTATGGCACTTGTGGCTTTACCCCTGACAGCAGTTCTGAAGGCTACACAGCCTATGCAGACATTACTGAAGCTCAGGCCATTGGCTGGGTGAAGGACGACATGGGTGAGGAAGCAGTCACTGGCGTAGAAGACTCTATCGCTGCACAGATTGCAGACAGCAAAGCTCCTGCGATTACTACTGGAACACCTTGGTAATGATTGCAGAAATCTCAGCAGTTGTAGGTGTACTCAAAGCTCTTAACGATGGCATCAAAACTGTCAAAGAGTCTGGAGACCACTTGTCAGGTCTGTCGGGATTGTTCACTAGCCTCACTGACAGCAAGGTAGCTGTAGAGAGCATTGAGGAGGCCACTAAGGCAGGCGACCACATACTGACGCAGGAAGAGGCTCTGGAGCTTGCATGGGCTAAGAACGCCATACGAGAGCATGAGAAGGAGCTAAAGCGTATTACCCCTAAGCTGGTGTGGCGTGACATGTTGATGATTCAGAACAAGTCTATACTGGATCACAAGCACAAGCTGGAAAAGGCTAGGCTGGCAAGGCTCAAGAAGCAAAGAAAGATTGGTGACGCAGTTAAGAACATAGGTGCTACTATAGTAGTTCTTGCTGCGTTTGCAGGTACTTACTGGATGATTACTACAGGAATAATTTAATGGATGAGCCTACCAAAGACATGCTGGACGTTGCCGCTGCATCTACGGCACTTATGTCACTAGCAGCTTGGCTACCACCTACAGCGTCTTTGCTGACTATAGTGTGGTTAGGTCTTAGGATATATGAGTCAGAAACTGTGCAAGGTATCCTGGGCAAGAACAAACCACTTGACAAATAACTAAAAATAGTGTATAATATATGTCTATATTGAATTCCTTGATAGCACCTGTTACTAACCTCTTAGATAAAGTCATAGAGGATAAAGACAAGAAAAATGCTATAGCGTTTGAGTTAGCGACTATGGCAGAGAAACATGCACAGGAATTAGCTAAAGGCCAGTTAGAAGTCAACAAGGCTGAAGCAGCACATAAGAGTTTATTTGTAGCAGGTTGGCGACCAGCTATAGGATGGATATGTGGACTAGCTCTTCTATATTCTACCATCTTAGCTCCTATTCTGGGTATATGGGTTACTGTTCCTCCTGTTGACAGCTCCTTGCTGACTAGTGTGTTAATGGGTATGTTAGGACTAGGCGCTATGCGTACAGTAGAAAAAACTAAAGGCGTACAGAGAGAACGATAATGGCAAGAGGCGTAAAACTAGCAACCAGCCGCCGCATTCCTGTTAGAGAGGAGAAGCGTCCTGTTGTTACTGCTGCACAGCCAGCAGGTTTTGACATGCCTAGAGCGCAGCCTCCTGTGTTCTCAGATTTTAGCACTTTGGCTGATACTGAACTTACTAATGCTTTAGCTGCTTTTGAACCAGAAACTATAGAGCCTGAACAAGAAGCTGAAGAGCTTGGTTACACCCCTACTGTTTATACTCAAACAATAAGCTCTCAAGACTATGGCGCTGCACCTACCTATGAAACTCCTGACGAAGCACTGTCTAACTACAATGCTTTGTTAGAGGAAGTACAACAGCAACAAGCACAGACTTCTTCTGTTTACAACTACAACAACTACGATCCAGGTGACTTTGCCAGAGCAGGTTTTAGCGGCCCTTCCTCTGTAGGTGGTCAAGCTGCTTCTAATAGAATAGCTGAGTATCTTATAGAAAACGACATACCGCCCTCTATAGAAGTAGATGGACAAACTCTGTACTTTACAACAGGTGTAGGTGAGAACGCTTTAGCACAGACGCTGGGTGATAATTATAGCGCATCAGGGTCTTATCAAGCTTACGGCCCAGCAGGTACTTACTCTACTGTTTACACGCCTCGTGAGGGTGTCTTCGCAGGCATCAATCCCTATCTAAGAGCTGCACTTGGCGTAGCTACTGGCGGTCTTTCTGAAGGTTTTATATCAGCTACTAATATTATATCAGGAGAAGCTGATACTAGTGATTGGATAAACGTAGCGTTATCTGGAGTTAACATAGCGGGGCAGTCTGGTTCAGGCGGTTTTACAGCATCAAGCGGTTCTCCTATTACTGGCACTACAGCTCCTAGAACATTATCAGAGATGGCTGAAGTAGGTGATATAATCTCTATTGGGGCAGGTTTTGGAGGCATAGCTGAAGAAGACGATGACGATGATTTAGCAGCAACCATAGCAGCTATAAACGCAGCAAGAGACTCTGAATTTGGCGTTACTGGTGGCGGCGGAGAAGTAGTAGATATTACTGGTGGTGGCCCAGACACTACTACAGTAGAGGAAGAAGTAGTCCCAGAGTTTGAAGAAGTAGATATTACTGCTGATCCTCTAGAAGTAGAGCTAGACATAGAGCAACCTGAAGTAGAACAACCTGAACAACAGCCCGTACAACAACCTTCAGATTCTAATGGCGGCGGTGGAGGCGGCGGAGGCGGTGCTGATACTGGCGGTGGTGAAACTGGCGCAGGTTCTTCAGGCACTGGAATACCAGAAGAAGGCTCAGGCATACCAGGCACTTCAGGTTCTGGTGGTATTGCTGAGGAAGAAGGATACGACCCTGATCTGACAGACACAATGAGCGTTCCTAATCCTGATTTTGATCCAGAATCTAGGGATGTTTTATTACAGAGACAAATCTATGACATGATTCTAAACGAGACAGACCCTGTTCTTAGGGAGCGTTTAGAGCAAGAATACGAAAGGATGGGTGGCAACCACCTAGAAGAAGTTAGAGCTGGTGTCCCTAGAGAAGAAGTATATGCTGATTATCCTCCTGAGTACATAGAAGTTCCTTACGAAGAAGCTACGTTAGATGAAGAAACTTTTGAGGCTCGTTATCCTGATGGCTGGTTAGGTGGTTCTTTTGATACTGTAGATGCTAATAAAGACGGTGTTATCTCTGAAACTGAGCTGTATGACTATGAGCATAACATGGGAAGTGGCCAAGGAGGAGAACCTTCTGACATTATTAAAGCAATCTTAGACGCTTTAAGATTAGAAGTAGACACTCCTGATCCCTCTACAGGTCTTCCTACAGATACTACAGTAGAAGTAGGTACGGCTGCTGGCTCTACTGATCCTGCTGTAGGCACAGGACAAGACCCTTCTACTGATCTTTCTACAGGCATTCCTTCTGATACTGCGGCTACTGGTGGCACTACAGGCGCTGGTGGCGGTGGTGTAGGTACTGATGTAGGAGGAGGCGCTGGTGGAGGTACTACAGGCGGTGGTGCAGGTTCTGGAGAAGCAGAGACAGGTGCAGGTGCAGGAGAAGGGGAAGGAAACGGAGAAGGCAGCGGTACAGGAGAAGGCTCTGGGACTGGAACAGGAACTGGAGAAGGCTCTGGTGACGGAGCAGGCACAGGCAGCGGCACTGGAAGCGGTAGTGGCTCAGGTTCTGGAGGAGGATCAGGCAGCGGCATAGGCACAGGCGTAGGAGCTGGTAACGCCACACGCACCACAGACTCTCTCTTTGGTGACATGCTAAAGCTAGAAACACAAGTAGGTTCTACACAAAAGCTTGTACCCTTTAGTTTAGCGCCTGTGCCAGAGCTTATGCCTTACCAGTACGAACAAACACAGCCCTTACAGCAGTTTACACAGCCTCGTATGCTCACAAACGAAAGCGGCTTAGAAATTAACTTACCACCACGACAATTAACTCAAGAAGAACTGCTACAGCAGTGGATAGACTCACAGAAGGTTTCCTTGTAATGACATACTTACAACTAGTAAACAGCGTATTGCGTAGACTGAGAGAGGACGAAGTAACATCAGTTTCTCAGAACAGCTACTCTAAACTTATTGGGGAGTTTGTCAATGATGCTAAACGCTCCGTAGAAGACTCTTATGACTGGACAGCTCTGCGTACTACACTAACTGTAACCACAGACGATACAACCTTTAACTATGTGTTGACTGGATCACAGAACAGGATGAAGCTGTTGGACGTTATTAATGACACCTCAGACTTCTTCATGCAGTACCGTCCTTCTCGCTGGATGGACAACGCTTTCTTGATTGAGACACCGCCTCTAGGCTCTCCACAGTTCTACAGCTTCAACGGTGTTAACGCTGCTGGTGACAACGCTGTCGATGTGTATCCTAAGCCTGACGGTGTGTATCAGCTACGGTTTAACGTGGTGCTACGTACAGCAGACTTTACAGAAGATACAGAGACTCTGGCAGTACCTTCATCACCTGTTGTTCAGGTAGCTACAGCACTAGGTGCTAGAGAGCGTGGAGAGACTGGTGGCACAAGTGCAGCAGAGTTGTTTGCTCTGGCTGACAGAACATTGTCTGATGCTATTGCTATTGATGCGTCACAACACCCTGAAGAAACTATCTGGTATTCTTAATGGCACAACAACTACAGAACATCACAGTAGCTGCTCCAGGCTTTGCTGGTCTAAACACACAGGACTCACCAATAGGTGTTGATCCTTCGTTTGCTGCTGTTGCAGACAACTGTGTTATTGACAAGCTAGGCCGCATTGGTGCGCGTAAGGGCTGGGAAGAAGTCTCTACTAACGGTTCTTCTGTACTAGGTACTAGCCGTGGCATAGAGACTATGTACGAGTTTATTGATAACTCTGGTGACAAGGTTGTGTTGTCCGCGGGTAACAATAAAATCTTTACAGGCACTACTACTCTAACAGACGCTACTCCTGCTGGGTACACGCCTACAGCTAATAACTGGAAAGCTGTTACTTTAAACGACCATGTCTACTTATTCCAAAGAG